AAGTCATGGTAAAACAGGCAATACTAAAAGCGATAGGTCATGTAAGTATTATATCTATGCTCCTAATACTGCCAACTGTCATACCCTGTTACTTGGTTTTATCTATGATGACTAAAACTTATACTTCAAACCAAGCTTCGTTCCATAGGAATTAGTATCGTCAGTTACTATAGAAAACTCTCCATAAACATCAATATTTTTTGATGCAACTACATTACCACCAACTTTACCAGAGAAGTTTGTTTCTGAATCTGCATTATCTGGGTTATTAAGATACGCACCACCTTGTATGTAGTAGCTACCAAAAGCATTACCATTCTCATAACCAAGATGTAAGTCAGTACCAGAGCCAGTGTAGTCTTTACCTGTATAAGAACCATTGTTCTCCACGTTTACATAGAATCCAGCAAAAGCGGGTGTTGATAAAGCTGAAGCAGCAGCTATTGTTAATACTTTTTTAAGCATTATTAAAAAGAATAAAGCTCAATAATAATCGTTTTTATATTAATTTCAATAATTATTGGTCAGTTTTTACTATGACCAAAAAAACAAAAATATAAATAACTAGGATTTATTTTTAATTTCATTCTTTAGGACAACAACATCACTAAGCTTTTCTAACTGTTTAAGTGCTCCTTGATCTTCTAATATTGGTTGTGTTAGTTCTTGTGCTTCTTTTTGCTTTTCATCTATTTCTATTTGAATGTTTTTTAATTTTAAAATATTTTTATCAAGACGATTTTTTGTTTCATCATAAAGTTCTTGAGGAGTTGACATAAAATATATTTAGTTAAATAGATATTACCAAGGTACAGAGGTATCTTCAACCGCCCTTTTTTCTAAGATATTATTACAAATAGTATATTTATGAACAATAAAAGGTTCTGAATCAATCAACCAACCGCTTACAATATCATTTGTTAATTTTGAAAATTCAATCATATTTTCTGAAGTTAAACCTGTTGTATCTAAAAATGTAGATCCTGATTTTGTTTCAATATCAGTTTCTTCATCAGTTTCTTCTGTACCTGATAAAAACCAGTTAACTTTATAAACAACATCAGATAAGCCGTTTGGGTTAGAAACTACACCTTCACTATTATTTGTACCTGTTCTTGGTGAAAGCTTTGATAATCCTTTTATCTTTAATGTAAAAGTTGTTGTATCGTAAATTGAAGGTTTGATGTAAGCCATAATTTAAATTGTTGTTGTGTCGGCAAGTTTCATTGCCATTACTGTAATTTGTCCCTGACCATTTGCGTCATTCAAACTAGCAGAAAATGCAGCTTGAAGGCCATGAACATGTTGACCTGTACTTGAATAATATCTAAAAGTCCAGAATTTAGAAACACCTTGTTCAGTATGAGCACCCTGTAAAGGTACAAAGTTTGGCCCCATTGCTCCAGAACTTCCTGGGTTGGTATTGCCAGGGAAAAATGTAAATGATCCGTAACTTTCAAATGGCTGTCCTGATCCTTGATGATTCCAAAAGAATGTTATTAAATAACCAGAGCCATTTTCTAAAACATCTTGATCTAAAACAACATTAAAAGTATTAGCAGTGAATCCACTTGAGGTGCTTGTACCTACATTAGCGTCATTAGTTTTTTTACCTACAAAAGCTTTTGCAGCAAGACAATTACCAGACGAATCTATACGCATACGTTCTGTAACTGTTGTATTATTATCACCAATCTTACGGAATTTTAAATTACCACTATCAAACTGAATATCAAAATTCTTTTGGTCTGAACCACCATTTTGATGGGTCAGTACAAGTCTTGTTTGTGAAGAACCAGTTAAAGATATTCCATTTGAATCATTAAAAGTAGCTATAGCAAAAGTATTAGGACTTGAAGTTGCCACACCTAATCTTCCATTCGAATCAAACCTAGCTCTTTCACTTCCACCTGTTTCTATTGAGACTGTATCATTAGCTGGAAATCTTATAGCAGTATTTGTATCTCCAGCATGAATTATCTTATCTAAAATAGTTAATCCCGCAGAACTTAGATTAAGCCTTACAGATCCACCAGTTACAATATCTAAATTGTCAGCAGCAGAACTAAAAATACCAGTATTTAAATCATTATTTATAAATAAACTTGGTTCAGACAAAGACCCGCTAGGTATTTCAATCCTTCCGTCAAATTTTCGTAAATTCACAAAATCATTATTTGCGGCATTTCTTAACTGTAAAAATTCGTTAGATGTATTAGCAAAAAATTGAAAAGGGTGTGTTGTAGATGGTTGCGATGAACCAGAATTATTACTTGCTATTGCCTGTAAAACGCTATTGATGTCTGCCCTGACATTCGCGCCTGTTGAGTTATCTATAACATAATCGTGTTGAGCCATTTCCTAATCCAAAATTTTCTCTAAGTATATCTTAAACCAGTATTAACTACCACGTCCGAAGCCTGTAGCTGCATATTTAAAGTTTCTATTTACATGACTAGATCCATTTTTTATATCTATATCAAAACCTGTACCAGTGATATTTGACAACGTGAAGAAATCTCCTGATTGAGCATTTTCTATTGTAATTCCTATTGATGGCAAAACACTATTTGCTGCAACGCTAGTACCTGACTGACCCGTAAAGAAACTATCGATGAAATTCACTGATTTAGTGGTGCTGCCTGAGGCAATAAATCCACCACTTGAAGCGGCTGCATTACCAAGACTTGTTTCTGTTCTACTATCCAATTCAGCAAAATATCCTAGTTGGTCTATTTCTATTGATTGGGCTGGGTCAGTCGAAGATAAATCGCATTTAAATTTAAATCCTCTTCCAATAAATGTACCGTTAACAAAGGGATTAAATTGTGAAAAATTTGCCCCGTATGTGCAAGTTCCATTGTTATTATCATCAGCAGTAGAATTTACAGTAAATGTATTTGCATTTGGAACTGTTTTAATTTCATAATTTGCATCTATAGCTGATCCAGAAAAATTTATAACAACAAAATCCCCAACAGAATAACCATGATTTGCTTTAGTAATAGTTATTTTTTTATTTATTTGTTCATAACTGCCGTTTACTGTAATATCAGGGTCAATATCAGTCGTGGCGACAGATAAGGTGGCATTTACATTAAAGGCGGTCGCCCCGTCAAAATCTGTCCAAGTATCAACATTTGCAGTTCTCTTATCAATCAAATCATTTGGTAAAAAACCCTGAGTTACAAAATGTCTTCTAAGTTTTAAAGGTTGTTTTCCTCCAAGATCCAAAGTTGATTTAAAGAAGTATTGACCCCCAGTTAAGAAATCTACATCACCAATAAAATCAAAATCAGCTATAGCATCAAAATCTGTCACATCATCAAGTAATGTTGTTGATCCTAAAACCAAACCATTAACTTCATCAGAGAAAAAACAATCGTCCCTAACACCTTGAAATGGTGGGCTGTCTAAATCTTCCCTATCTTCTAAAATTGTTAATTTTGGAAAAACATCAGGTTTAGTATTTATATTTTTTATTGATGCGGCATTTGCACTAAGTCGGCCACCATCATCTCTAAATGCAAGAAGATAAGTTCCATTTACAATATTCGGTACGATCGACTCGCTTATATTTCCAGAAAGCTCAGGGATAACATCAACAGCATTTGTAAAAGTTGCATCTGTTGTAAGGTTTGAGCTACGAATTACCACGTTTCCACCATGCACCACATCTACACTGGTTGATTTATCAAAACGTAGTCTTACAAACTGATCCGACAAAGGTTCTATCTGTACATTTTGCACATCATCAGGCAAAGCCGTTTTACCAACAGTTGTGAATGTTGTGGTAGCTGGATTTGTGCTCGGTTTACCTAATGCGTTATAACTAAAAACTCTTATTTCATAAGTTCCATTTAAAGTTTCGAAGATTGTAAAATCTGATCTTGTTACACGCTCTGATATAAAGTTTTCATTTTGGAATCTATATTGAACCATGTATTCTGTAACACCGCTTACAGGTTGCCATTGAATAAATAATTTACTCACAGCCCTGTTATTCAAAACCACTATCTGCTCTGTTCCCTGCAAACTGCTTGGTGCATCTTTAAGTGCAGTAAGTGTTGTTATTGTTCTAGTTGGCAATGCTGTGCCATCTTCTACAAAAGCATATTTATTTGGATCATGTACGACAGCAACAATTTGATAATTTAATAATTCTTGCTCTGTGACAGATACAACTCTAAATGTTTGAAGTTCAACAGATGAATTTTCTATCACCCAAACACTGTTTGTTTGTGGAACTGAACTAAAAGCAGAATCCACAGTTATAGTTGCACCTGTAATATCACTTATTGTTTTGGTTTCTAATGTGCCGTCAGATAAAATGACACTTAAGGTTGCTGAACCTGATGTTGCTAAATCTGTGTTGTTTTGATCGTCAACAATAATCTGTGTTGTAGATACTCCTGTTTTTATACGTCCTCCTCTTCTCACCCCTGCCCTCATAGGATCTGCAATATTAATAACAGTTCCAACCCTTACTATTGTTCCGCTTTCTAATGATGCTGTAAATGTTACTGTTTCTGCTTCGTTGTTTTGTGTGTATAAAAACCAGCGTCCAAGTCTTGCCGCTTGGCCTCTTGATGTACAGGCAAAACCACTTAAGTTCTTTGTTACTATGCCATATTTTGCTTGTAATGCAGTATCTTCTACAGTTTCATAATCTACCTCGGCTGTTTCCATATCAAAATAAGAAACATTAACAACAGTATATTTTGTGTCTTTACTTGCACTTGAATAAGAAAAACCAGCTTCAGAAACATTACTTAAATTGTAGATATAGCTTGGATCTGTAGGTTTATCACAGCTAATATTTACTGCCCCTGCTGAATAAAATGGCATTGCCCTCATAACAGAAGCTAAATTATTGATGGTATCGTATGCAGCCCTTTGAGAATTAAGAACTACATTGCAAGAAAATCTAGCTTCAGTACCACCCGCTCCATCATCTACTTGCTCGCTTGCATATTGACTAGCAGAGAAAAAACTAAAAACATCTAATGATGATTCTGCAATATGATCTCCAAAACCTTTTGACGTTGTAAGCAAGTCATATAAAATCCACGCTGGATCACTTGAATATTCTTTATCTGTTTTAAAAGTGCCATTAAATGTACCGCTATAGCTTATAGATCCATCAGGCCTTACAGTTCCATTATGAGGTATTTTTATCTTTGTTCCTCTGATCCTGTACATTCTTTGAGGCTGGTTTGGGAAGGTTTCAGCGTCAAAACGTAAAGCTACATGAGCAAAATTAGCATAAGCTCTTGATTCATTAATTATTTCTGTAAAAGATGACCATTGAAAACTATTTTGCAACGTGGTTTCTGTACTGTCTGCTGTAGTTCTATTTACTCTGATAGTGACAGGAAAGCTAGTGCCAGATGGAAGATTAATTTTATAATCCCTAAAATATGTACTCGCAGTTCTTCCTTTTACAGTATCAGTTATAACAGTTGTTGTTGTACCATCATTTTCTATTGTTTGTATTGTAAGAGCAACTTCAGCACCATTTATATCGCCATTATCTTCAAACTTTTGCAGTGTAGGAAAACCAAGAGTAACTCTTACAGCATCAATATTCGTATCTGTTATCTGCCTTGAAACTGGTGTTGATTGTGTTACCGTTACACCTACACTAGTTTCTGATTCTGTCTCTGATATTCCAGCAATAGCTGTTTGATCTGAAGTTCCAAATCTAGGCACAAAAGAAATATTTTGAAAATTAAAATCCTCATCATTTGGACTTGTGCCAGCCGCTTGTTGTAAGACCTGAGTACCATTAAGAAACACATCTTTTAATGCCGAAGTGTTGTATTCCGTTGAGCCTTTGCTACCTGTAGCACTCGGAAAGCCCTCCAGTTCTCCGCTTCCTAGCAACTCAATTAGCGTTTGAAATTGCTTTGACTGAAGTGCATCTTTAGGCAAGTTTGGATCTGGAATATTTAAAAGTCCTATTAAGGCAGGAAACAAACCTGAAGCGGCTGCATTACCAAAAAACGGCATTATGTTGTACCCTCCACTTGAACAGTATCAATACCAGAACTAATTACAACTGATCCAGTAAACACCTCGCCATAAATTATTGGAATTGGAACACCAGCCCTAGATACGTTTTGAATCGACCCAAAACCAAAAGATTGAAATGTAGGATCATTCTGTGAAAAGCTATCAGCCATAACACCAGTTGGAATATCTTGTCGAGGCATTAAAAGATTTGTAGCTTCGTTTATTAACATATTTGTACCGATAGCAGTTAATCCACTAGCAACAATTCCACCAACTGTTGTTGCAAAAAAACCAGCAGTGACACCTCCCAAAACAGCACCCGATCCAACTCCTAATAATGCAGCACCAGCAGCAATTTTTGATCCTACTGCTACTGGAATAATTTGTATATCATCATCACTTTGTAAATTTAATAAATCGTCTGTGATATCCATACCGCCCATTTTTATTTTATACAACTGATTCATCATATGATTTTCTACCTCTGGAAAATTTGCGATCAAAAAATGAAATGCCTGTTTTGGACTTGCAACAGCCGCTTCAAAATAAGACTGCCCAAGAAATTTTCTTAATCTGCCATAAACTTTTATTTTTTTAAGCTTCATATCTATAAACCTTTTTTGTAGCTTCTATATATCTTAAATCATATAATTCTCTACAACTCAACTGTCTAATGTTGTGATGCAATATTGTTTGATCGCCAATATATAAAGCAACATGATTTAATTTTTCATCTGGCCCTTGCATTAACAAAACATCATCATTAATAATATTATCTTTAGAAACTTCTTTAAAACCAGAACCAGTTAAAACTTTTTCAAAATATGGATTTTCGCAGAAAGTTTTTATACTTTTTGGTCTCTCCCAAAATTTTAAATTTATTTGTTTGTTGTCTAAAAAATAATCAGTAATTAAACTCCAACAATCATGCTTGCCCCAAATCCATGTGCGGCCATACAAACCAGATGTATAACCAGATGGCTCAAAATCTATCCAGTTTTTTTGCTCAACACTATAAATATAAAAAGGTAAACCAAGATGCTCACAAGATGCTTTATCCGCTTCAGATGGTAAGGCAGAACCGTAAGCATGAGAATGAATTATTCCAATAAGTTCTCCTTGATCTTCACAGTCTGCCCAATTATCTGGATCTATAACAAAAAACTCATCTGGTGACTCTGAAAGATTCTCACAAGGCCAATAAGTTTCTTTGCCTTTGATAATAGCCAACAAGCCACAAGACTCCTTAGGTGCTTGTTTATCAGCGTGTATAGCAGCTTGTTCTTTCCAGTTCATGCGTTTACAAAAGTACCAACAGAGGGGAAATCTTTTCTCGTTACTTGTAATTTTGGACAACGAATATTATTTAAATCAAGAACACTAGCCAATTCAAACTGTACTATTTCTCTATTCTCTACAGCTTTTCTATCAATAAAATATATTTCCTGTGGTAATTCTGTCGTGCTTGATGGAGTGCCAAATGGATTTTGATTTGAGGGAAAGTTTGCAGCATCTAAAAATTGTGCCATTGTTCTATGTCTTATAAATTTTGCACCCTGCAAGTCATTGAATGGTGTTGTAGCGTTTGCTGTTGCCATCAATGCTGTAATAGTTCCAAGAATATTAGACACAGTTAGAGTAGGTCTTGGCAGTGTGCCTTTGCCTGTGTATTCAAACCCTTCAGCAATAACTGGAAATTTATCGTATGTGTTGCCCTGCCATATTATTGAAGCGTTGCTGTTCATACCCACACCAGAATGGAAGCGACTTACATTTGTTGAACCATGCAAAGCAGAAACAAGAGTTATTGAATACAACTCTATTATTGATTTATTAGATAAAGATTGAAGTTCTGCGGTAGGGATTGC